ATTATGAAGAACGTTTTAATACTATGTCAACAAAAGGGTGGAAAGACTTTATAGAAGATACTCAAAACCTATTTGATACATATAATAAAATAAATACAGCCGAATCGTTTGAGGAGTTTCACAAACGAAAAGGTCAATTAGATATACTTCAATGGATTCTGACACTAAAAAGTGTGTCGGAGCAAGCCTATGAGGAGTTAAAAAATGAAGAAGTTGTTTGAGTTCCATTGCTCTACATGTGATCATCACTTTGAAGAGTTAACGGAATACACACAAACTTTTACATGCCCTAAATGTAACTCTAACGCTGACAAGATCATCAGTGCACCTAGAGTTAATTTAGAGGGTTGGTCAGGAAGCTTTCCAGGCGCGGCAGCGGCTTGGGATAAAAAGCGTAAACAACAGCTTGCTAAAGAACAAAAGCAGAATGCCGCTTGAAATTCTTTCCTAAAATGCTAATGGCACAGGAGAAATAATATGGCAGAATTAATAGATGAAGTTTTAGTAAATGATTTGGAGGCTTCTAATCTTGATGACATGGTTAAATCTGATAAAATAGATGAACCTAAAGTTGAAAAGAAAGTAGAAACTAAACCAGAAGTAGTTGAAGAAGATATCCCTGAGAAGTATCGAGGAAAATCACTAAAAGATATAGTAGCAATGCATCAAGAAGCTGAAAAGTTAATTGGTAGACAGGGCTCTGAAGTAGGTGATCTGAGAAAATTAGTGGATGATTATATTAAAACTCAAACAGCTAAAGATTCAAAGGTAGACGAAGTAGCTACAACAGATGAAGATTTCTTTATTGAGCCTAAATCTGCTGTAAATAAGGCAATTGAAAACCATCCAGCAATTAAAGAAGCTCAAAATGCATCTTTAGCTATGAAACGAGCTGAAACAGTTTCTAGATTAAGACAAGAGTTTCCAGATGCAATGGAAGTTGTTCAATCACCTGAGTTTGCAAAGTGGATTGAAGGTTCTAAAGTCCGTACAGAACTATTTGTAAGGGCAGAAACCCAATATGATTACGATTCTGCTAAAGAATTGCTTGATACTTGGAAAGAAAGACAGAATCTTAGTAAAAAAGTAACAGAAACTTCTAAAGTAGACCGAGATCAACAGTTAAAAGCTGCAGATATTGGTAATAATAATGGAACTTCTGAAACAGTAGCTAAAAAGAAATATCGTAGACAAGATATTATGAAACTTATGACAACAGATCCAGACAGATATGATGCTATGTCTAATGAAATTATGGCAGCATATAGAGAAGGTCGAGTAATTTAACATTTTAGAAAAGGATTTATCATGGCTTTAGGTACAGATCACGTAACCATTACCTCCGCAGCAACCTTTATTCCAGAAATTTGGAGTGACGAGATTGTTGCGGCATACAAAAAGAACTTAGTTGCAGCAAATCTTTTTAAAAAGATGTCTTTTGCTGGTAAGAAAGGTGACACAGTTCACATTCCTTCACCAACACGAGGCACTGCAGCAATTAAAGCAGCAAATTCACAAGTAACTCTTCAAGCAGCTGTTGAAGGTGATATTGCTGTATCAATTGACAAACACTACGAATATTCACGCTTAATCGAAGACATCGTAGAAGCTCAAGCTTTATCATCACTCCGTCGTTTTTACACAGATGATGCTGGTTATGCTTTAGCTAAACAAGTTGACACATCATTAATTCAATTAGGTCGTGGTTTTAACGGCGGTAACGCTGCTAACGCTGCTTATGCAGGTGCTTATATTGGTGGTGATGGTACTACTGCTTATAACTCAGGTACTCCTAATGCTTCTGCATTAACATCTGCTGGTATTCGTAGAACAGTACAACGCTTAGATGATGCTGATGTTCCTATGGAAGGTCGTTTCTTCTTGATTCCTCCTTCAGCAAGAAACACATTAATGGGTATTAGTGAATACACAGCTCAATCTTTCGTAGGTGAAGTTGGTGCTGGTAATACAATCCGTAATGGCGAAATTGGTTCACTATATGGTATTCCAGTATTTGTTTCTTCAAATGCTGATACTGCAACTGGTAGTGCTCGTATTGCCCTAATGGGTCATAAAGATGCTGCTGTGCTAGTTGAACAACAAGGTGTTCGTTCACAAACACAATATAAACAAGAATACCTCGGTACTTTATACACTGCAGACACACTCTATGGTGTTAAAGAACTCCGTGATAATGCTTGTTTTGCTTTAGCAGTTCCTGCTTAATGCAACTTAGCCCTTCGTAAGAGGGGCTATTTTTATGTCTATTTACTAAGTAGGCATAAAGATATTTAAAGGAGATTATATGCTAGTTAGAGAAAAAGCTACAGGTACAGAATTATATGTTACTAAGGAAGAAGCTAAGTCTTACCTTGGTAGTTCAGCTTGGGAAGTAGTTGAGGAAACTGTTAAATCTCCTAAAGAGGTAAAAACAGAAAAACCAAAAGCCACTAAAGAGAAGAAAGAAAGTCTTTTAAACAAACTCTTTAAATAAGGAATATCATGGCAATTTATCGTGGACCTGGTGGATCAGGTGACGCTACTACAGATGCAACCAATCAAGCTTCAGTAGCTTCTGACGCAGCTTCGGCTGCTTCTGCTAGTCAAATAGCAGCTGCTAATAGTGCTACCAATGCAGCTACATCAGCTTCAACAGCTACAACTCAAGCTTCAAATGCCTCTACTTCAGCAAGTAATGCTGCTACATCAGAAACAAATGCAGCAACAAGTGCATCTAACGCTGCAACTTCTTATGATAATTTTGATGATAGATATTTAGGTTCTAAATCTTCTGCTCCTTCAGTTGATAATGATGGTAATGCTCTTTTAACAGGTGCATTATATTGGAATAGTACAAGTAATACTATGAATGTATGGACTGGCTCTGCATGGACTGGTTTAGGTGGAAGTAGTGGTGTTTCTTCATTCAATACAAGAACAGGTGCAGTAACTCTTTCATCAAGTGATGTTACTACAGCATTAACTTATACTCCAGTACCTCCTAATGGTACAGGTGCAACTGGAACTTGGAATATTGATGTTTCAGGAAGTGCTGGTACAGTTACTAATGGTGTAGTTACTTCAGGAAGTTATGCTAATCCTTCATGGATTACTTCATTATCAGAAACTAAAGTACTTCCTTCTCAAACAGGTAATTCAGGTAAATATTTAACAACAAATGGAACATCTACTTCTTGGGCTACTGTTACAGGTGGAAGTATGGTATATCCAGGAGCAGGTATTGCTGTTTCAACAGGAACTGCTTGGGGTACTTCATTAACAGATAACTCTTCTAATTGGAATACAGCTTATACAGATAGATTGAAATGGGATGGTGGAAGTACAGGTTTAACTGCTTCAACTGGTAGAACATCATTAGGTGCTACTACAGTTGGTAGTAATCTATTTACTTTAACTAATCCATCAGCAGTTACATTCCCTAGATTTAATGCAGATAATACAGTAAGTGCTTTAGATGCTTCTACATTTAGAACTGCTATTGGTGCAGGTACAAGTTCAACAACTGGTACTGTAACAAGTGTAGCAGCTTTAACATTAGGTACTACAGGTACAGATTTAACTTCTACTGTAGCTACAGGAACTACAACACCAGTTATTACTTTAAATGTTCCAACAGCTTCTGCTACAAATAGAGGTGTATTATCCTCTGCAGATTGGTCAACATTTAATGGTAAAGGATCAGGTACAGTAACTTCTGTATCAGTTGTTTCAGCTAATGGCTTTGCAGGAACAGTTGCAACAGCTACAACTACTCCATCTATTACACTAACAACATCTATTACAGGTTTATTAAAAGGTAATGGCACAGCAATAAGTGCAGCAGCATCAGGCACAGATTATGCACCAGCTACAAGCGGATCATCTATCCTTTATGGTAATGGTTCAGGTGGCTTTAGTAATGTTACAGTAGGTTCAGGATTAGCATTTGTTGCTGGCACATTAAGTGCATCTGGTGGCGGTAGTATGACATATCCAACAGGTTCAGGTATTGCAGTAGTAGTATCAGGATCATCATGGGGAACAACATTAATTGCACCTAGTGGAACAATTGTAGGTACAACAGATACACAAACACTAACTAACAAACGCATAACACCAAGAGTAAGCACTACAACATCTAGTGCAACTCCTACTATTAACACAGATAATACAGATCAATTTGGTTTAACAGCACAAACTGTAGACATTACATCATTTACTACAAATTTATCTGGAACACCTACAGATGGTCAAAAACTATGGATTTACATTGTAGGCACAGCAGCAAGAGCAATTACATGGGGAGCATCTTTTGAAAGCTCAACTGCTACATTACCAACAACAACAGTATCAACTAATCGTTTAGATGTAGGTTTTGTATGGAACGCTGCAACATCTAAATGGCGATGTGTGGCGGTAGCATAATATGACTACTTGTGTTGTTTACGATAGCGTAACTAACAAACCTATTAATATCATAATAGCTGAAGTTACAGATCAAGCTCCAGAAGGATGTTATTTAGGTGAATTACCACCAAATACTATTTGGAATGGCACAGAATTAATTACACAAGAAGTTGTTATACCTACAGAGGAAATAGTAGATGGCAGCTAGATATTGGGTAGGTGGAACAGGCACATGGGATAATACTGCTGGTAGTAAATGGGCTTTAACATCTGGTGGTACTGGTGGTCAAGCAGTCCCAACAACTGCTGATACAGTATTTTTTGATGCTAACTCTGGCGCTAATACTATTACCATTGGTATTACTGCTCAAGCATCTACACTTACAATGACAGGGTTTACTGGAACTCTTGCATTTGGTACAAATAAGATACAAATAGCTGGTAATAATACAACTGTATTTACAGGAACTACTACTTATTCTGTTACAGGTACTCCATTAATAGAATTAACTTATGCGGGTTCTACAGGTAATAGAACTATTACAACAGGTTCTACTACAGAAGCAAATGCTATGT